TGGCATTATTCATTATAATGGTGCAGTCATTAAACACGTACTAACTGGCGAAGACTTAACTAACTTCACTAGCAAATCTCCTGAAACTTTAATGACAGCAAAGGGAGATTTGATTGGTGCTTCGGCAGCAAATGCTCCAGCGCGTATTGCTGTTGGGACAGATACCTATGTTCTTACTGCTGATTCCACTCAAACTCTTGGTGTTAAATGGGCAGCGACTTCGGATACAGCAAAGATTCCTCTATCAACAGTAACTACAAAGGGTGATACTATTGCAGCCACAGGAAGTGGCGCAGTATCTAGAGTAGCAGTTGGCTCTACTGGAACTGTTCTACTTGCTGATTCATCAGCCGCTGCTGGAGTATCTTGGAATGCTGCAGAACTTGGCAAGAATAAAATTATTAATGGTGCAATAATGGCATTGCAAAGAGGTGATGGGGCAACACTTTCGACATCCGCCTCATTCCCAGTAGATAGATTCTTTGTCCGTCGCTCCGCTGGTTCAACTGGAGCAACTTCTGTAATGGGTACAACAACTGCCCCAGAAGGATTTAGTTCATATCTTAGAACCCAAAGAACAAGTGCTAATACTGCAACAGATACATTGTATGTGGGTCAGACTATTGAAACATTAAACTCTGTCCCCTTGCAGAATAAGGCAGTTACATTTTCTTTTTATGCTCGCAAAGGTGCTAACTATTCAGCAACATCTGATGCACTACAAGTAAGGGTATATACTGGAACTGGAACAAATGAAGCAGGATTAGGCTCCGCCTATACTGGCACAGCAACCCCAATCACTGGCAACGCTACATTAACTACATCATGGCAACGCTTTACTTTTACTGGAACTATTGCAACAACTGCTACTCAAGTGCAAGTGGTCACGCAGTATGTACCAGTTGGCACAGCGGGTGCTAATGATTATTTTGATATCACGGGAGTACAATTAGAAACTGGTTCAGTTGCTACGCCATTTGTGCTTTGCGGAAATAGTGTTGGACAAGAAATTAAACTAGCCCAGCGTTATTATGAACGATGGACTTCTGATAGTACATATATGCGATTTGGTACTGGATATGCCACTGGTGCTACAACAGCAAAAGTAACTGTTCATTTTAAAACTACTAAAAGAATAGCAGTATCATCGTCAGACAATTTCCTTACCGCATTGCTCAAGTGCTCAAATGACACTGCTTATACTATGACAAGTTATGCTACTAGTCAAAGTAATTTAACTTCGGCTACTTATGTTTATACAGCATCTAGCGCATCATTTACAACTGGCGAGATGGTTGAATTAGTAACAAATAATACTGCAGGAGCATATCAAGGATGGAGCGCGGAAATACTATGACAATCAAAGTCGAGGTAATCAATACAGTCCCAGAGCAAGTGTGTGTTACATATGATGACAATCGTATGGAAGTAATGTATAAATCCGAATGGGATAAACGACAAGTTAAGTAGGAGAAATTATGGCATACGGCGATAACATTACAGAAGGTTTACCCTATCCATTATCTAACCCTAACAGTGTTAGAACATATCAGATTAGTGGTGAAGCCTACGATTTATCAATCAACGGCCAACCCTTTTTCATGTACACATCAGATGAAACTCCATACCGCCGTCAGACTGCGCCTTATCGTAAAGACCAATTTGATTCTAGTTCAGAACCTGGCGAGCAATCACTGACTGGTTGGTGGTTGAGAAGTCAATCATCTTTCCATTCTGGTATGGGTATTAAATTCTATGACACTCAACGCTCCTTTAGTTCTGTTGATGTTAGATACACTCGCTATACAGATAGTCGCAATGTAGATGTATGGACACAAGGGCAAGTAACCTTATTAAAAGAGACAGCAAATATGCCTGGTGTCACAACTGGTATATACAAACTTATCTCTGCTATGTCTGGAAGTACCGATGTAGTTATCGGATATATCCCTGGCACTAGTACAATTAAATCTTTTCAAGCAGACGGCACAGTAATAACAACTTATACCCCTACTGGGTTAGGCAATATTTTAGATGGTGGCGTGTGTACGGATGGTACAAGATTATTTGTAGCAGATAGTGACCACATCTATGTTGGTCCATTAAATGCAGCCTCTGTTGGTTGGAGTGAGTACTATGCAACTGGTAGTCGCGTAAAACTTGCTTGGGTTAAGCAACGTTTAGTTGCTGCTGTTACTAACTCCATTTACGAGTTAACTGGTGCCACAGGAAGTCCTTTATCATTACCAACACCAGTTTATACACACCCTAACACTTCTTGGGTATGGACATCAATATCTGAATCTGGTGGGGCTATCTATGCATCAGGATATGCTGGCGGAAACTCTGCTATTTATAAATTCACTCTTTCAAGCAATGGTTCAATGCCAGTTCTTACATCTGGAGTAATTGCAGCGCAACTTCCAATTGGTGAGTTTGTAAATAAAATCGAATACTATTTAGGCTACTTGATGATAGGCACTAACAAGGGCGTAAGAGCAGCCAATGTTTCAGACCAAGATGGCTCTATTAATTATGGTCCGCTTATTATTGAAATTTCTGTTGGTGTTGAAGACTTTGCATTTCGAGATACATATGTATGGCTAACTGGTTCCATAGGTGGATACGCTGGGCTATACCGTATTGACTTAGACAATGAAATTGATACACTACGTTTTGCTTATGCAACAGATGCTTACCTTGATGGAGTTACAGGGCATGGTAGCAGCGTTGATTTCATAGGCAACAGTTCACAAATAGCATTTACAACCTCTGGAAGCAATGGCATTGCTGTGCAGTCTAGTACAGTCCATGCAAGTTCTGGATATCTACAAATTGGTAAAATTCGCTATGACACTCTTGAAGATAAAGTGTTTAAAATTATTAAAGCAAGAGTTAATAATGCTGATGGTGCGTTTAATATTAAATCAATCGACTCTGATGGCAACGAATACTCAATTGGAAACTTTGATGCTGGTGACTTTACTCCAGAAGTAAATGTTACCTATCCAGTTAATGCTCAAGAATACATGGCATTTAAGTTTACATTATCAAGGAGTGCAACTGATAGCACAAAGGGGCCAAAGTTCTTCGGCTATCAATTAAAAGCATTGCCAGCAGTAGCACGCAAGCGAATTATTCAATATCCTATTGCATTATTTGATAATGAAAAAGATAAGAATGGCGTTCAGATTGGCTACGATGGCAGTGCTTATGAAAGATTATCAACACTAGAAGCAATTGAAAGTGCTGGCGATTCAGTTCGCGTAGATGATTTCAGAACTGGAGAATCCTATATTGGAATTATCGAAGAGATTAATTTTGTAAATCGTACACCAACTGGAAAAAGATTCACTGGATTCGGTGGAGTTCTTCTAGTCACTATCCGTTCATTATAAAGGAATAACTATGACCGCATCCAATTGGGCTTCATTAGCCGTAGCAATCATCGCAATAGTCACAGCATTTGCTGGCTCTATTAGATGGTTAGTAAAGCATTACCTCTATGAACTAAAGCCCAATGGGGGGTCAAGTCTCAAAGATTCAGTAAAGCGTTTAGAAGAACGCATCGATGACCTGTATAAATTAATAGCAGAGAAATGAGTAACAATGACTGTACCTCTTGCAAAAACTGCGCAACCTGCTGCAATAGCAGTATTGCGCCAAGCAACGGCGCTGAAACCACAGCGTATGAAAGCCAGCGATGGACTCCTACCCTCTGCTGCGCACCAAATACAGAATCCTGATTCAGACCATAATAGCGGTTACGCAGTAGATGTAACACATGACCCTAAGTTTGGCATTGACTGTATTGATGCTTTTCAAAGACTACAAGCAGATAAGCGTGTTAAGTATTTAATTCATGCTGGTCGTATCTGGTCTAAAGAGCAGGGTGACCATGCCTATACTGGTCCGAACAAGCATAACCATCATTTGCATATCTCTATCAAGAGTGACTGTGGGAAAGATACTTCCCCTTGGTTTCCTTGGTTGGGTAAGCCTACATTAGTCAATAAAGTAAAGGCTATCATACCGAAGCCACTACCTAAGAAGGAGATAAAATGAATAAAGTAAAAGCAGTTGCATCAACCTACCTACGGGCAGCGGTTGCTGCAGTAATTGCGTTGTTCCTAGCAGGAGTAACGGACCCTAAAGACCTAGCACTAGCAGCACTAGCAGCAGTTGCTGGACCAATCCTTAAGGCGTTAGACCCTAAAGCAACAGAGTTCGGAATCGGTAGTAAGTAACAACTTAGAACAAGAAACCCCCTTACCTTGGATTACTCCAGGGCGAGGGGGTCTTTTGTCGTCTCTAAAGGTTAATCTTCATCTTCTTCGTCCTCTAGGCTCTCCCAGAGTAAGTCTAAATCTCGTTTATTCTTGGCTGACTTGATAGCCGTTACTGCTAAATCAAACAGGTAGAATGTAACATTTGCTAACAATACACCATAAAACACAGACCACAATGTGGACATAGTACTCCTTAGATATAGTTAATTATATATTATGTACATATTAGGCCGAAGGCCTTTATATACATTATATGTTCTTGTATATAAGTATACACACATCAATCTCTATCTGTCTAGTAGTTATCTCAACACAAACTACTGGACAGTCAACTAACGCTAGTGTATACTCAAAATATGACAATCCAACTAGAAGAATATGACTTACCTGAGCATATATCCTATTCCGCATTTACCACTTACGTGGACTGCGGATTTCAATACTACCTAGGTAGACTGCTCAATAAGCAAGAAGAGCCATCGGTGTGGTCTGTCGGAGGTTCCGCTTTCCACCTTGCCTGTGAATTGTACGACAAGGAGAACCTATGAGTCAAGTACTTTGGGATAAAGCATGGGCAGAGTCTAAAGGTGATATTGACCTAACCAATGCTCGTGTTGGTGGTCGTGCTACCAAGGCTAACCCCAACAAGGAAGATGAGAAGTTCTGGCAATCTACTGGCCCTATGTGGGTCGAAAACTACATTGCTTGGCGTAAGGCTAACCCTAACTGGAAGATTTGGACTACCCCAGAAGGAGTGCCAGCAGTAGAACTAGGACTAACACCTATTGTTGCTGGTGTTCCTATCAAGATGTTTATCGATAGAGTTTTTGAGGTTAATGGTCAACTGGTCATCGTAGACCTTAAGACCTCACAGCAAGTGCCAACCAGTACTCTCCAGTTAGGTTTCTATAAACTAGGACTTGAGCAGGCTTTTGGCGTAGAAGTTAACTGGGGTAATTATTACATGTCTCGTGGTAGCAATACCGTTGAGATGATTGATTTGTCAGAGTATACATACGACAAGATGGAGTATTTAGTCGAAGGCTTTGACAAAGCACGCAAGGCAGGTGTATTCTTGCCTAACACTAACAACTGTCAGTATCGCTGTGGACTCACAGCGCATTGTCAGTTCTCAACAAAGAAGGAAGATAAATGAGCGAAGAATGGAAGTTACAGGTATCATATAAGATTCCTGGCGATGCTATGATTAACGTTCGTGCTAACACGTCTGATGAACTCAGCGTATTGCTTGAAGGCATAGGTGACTATGCTACCCAGATTGCTGCGGTGCAGAAGTTGGTAACAGGTGCGTCGGTGGCAGCCCCTTTATCGATGCCGAGTTCCACTACAAACATCGCGCCTCCGCCCTCATTCGTACCTCCCCAGGCAGCGGTAGCACCAGTTACGGCAACCCCAACAACGGGTCCGACATGTCAGCACGGGGCTCGGAAGTACAAATCGGGAATCTCCAGCAAGACGGGAAATCCATACGCGATGTGGGTCTGTCCGATGCCTCAGGGCGCGGACCAGTGCAAGCCAGTCAACTAGAACAAGAGCAGTTTCCATTTTAAGTAACTAGGGAAGGGGATACAATGCGTACACTCGTAAGGTCTGTGGGACGAGCCTCTATTGGTGGCGAACCCCTACCTAGTTGCTTTAAAGCATTCGAAGCGAACAAGATTATTATTAGGCGTTCAGAAGTTTCTATGTTTGCTGGTGCTCCTGGGGCAGGTAAATCAACACTTGCGCTAGCGTTAGCACTCAAGACTAATGTTCCAACATTGTATATATCAGCAGATACTAATGCACACACAATGGCTATGCGCTTGGCATCCATGATTTCTGGCAAGAGCCAGAGCGATGTTGAACAGAAACTTAATACTGATGTTGGTTGGACTAAAGCAGTCCTCCAAAAAGGAAGCCATATAGTCTGGTCGTTCGAATCATCACCTACACTACAAGATATTGATGAAGAAGTACAAGCATTTGAAGAACTATGGGGTTGTCCGCCAACCCTTATTGTATTAGATAACTTGATGGACGTAGCCACCGATGGTGGCGAGGAGTTCGCATCTATGCGAGCAATTATGAAGGAGTTGAAGTACCTTGCGAGAGCAACTAACGCAGCGATTGTCGTACTACATCACACTTCGGAAGCAGTACCTGGAAATCCTTGCCAGCCGAGGTCGGCTATCCAAGGTAAGGTCTCTCAACTCCCTGCGCTCATATGTACGCTCGGAACTGTCGGCACATCTATGGGCGTGGCGTCTGTCAAAAATCGTTATGGAAGAGCAGATGCTGGAGGAACGCTAATGACTTGGTTAGCATTTAACCCAGAGTACATGTACATAGAAGATATTCCAGAGAACGCATGACAACTAGGAAAAGTCATAAGGCTAGAGGAGCAACATTTGAAACTGATATACGTGATTGGTTCCGTAATCGTGGTTATGATGCTGAGAGGTTGGCTCGTGCGGGCGCAAAGGACGAGGGCGATGTTGCGGTTAGAGCAGACTTCTTGGGCAGCATTGGGGTCATTGAATGCAAAGCCCCAGGGGCGGGCAACGCTATTGACCTCAGCGGTTGGACGAAAGAGGCTCAAACAGAAGCAGCGCATTATGCGGAAGCAAGAGGCAAGAAACGTGACGAAGTAATTGCAGCAATAGTAATCAAAGCAAGAGGCAAGTCTATAGATGATGCGTATCTAGTTATGAGGTTGGGCGATGTATTCGGATGATGATTTACCAGATATTGTAGCAGTACTGAAACATTATGGGGCAAACATTACTCGCTCATCAGGGCAGGTAACCATCAAGTGTCCGTTCCACAATGATTCACACGCAAGTGCTAGTTTTAATACCAAGGATAATCTGTTCAATTGTTTCGCTTGCGGAATGAACGGCAACAGTATCCAAATTATTGCAAGACAAGAGAGAGTAGATATACGTGAAGCAAAGTCTTTCGCAGAAGGAATTACTGGGGAGAGCCACAGCCAAGTACGCGGCAAGCATCTTTCAGGCGGAAGATTACCTAGCAAGTCGGGGAATAACAAGGGAAGTAGCGCGAGTGGCTCGATTAGGCGTCGTCGTTGACCCTGAGCCAGGACATGAGCAGTATCAAGGTCGCTTGGCAATACCTTACATTACTAAGACTGGTGTAGTAGACTTACGATTTCGCTCGCTTAACCCAGCAGTAGAACCTAAGTATATGGGTATGGCTGGAGCCGAGACCAAGATGTACAACGTATTAGATATCGAAGTAGCAGGGGATTGGATTGGGGTGTGCGAAGGTGAACTTGATACCATTACTATGTCTAAGTGTGTTGGCATTCCTTGCGTCGGAGTTCCAGGCGCTAACTCATGGAAGAAACATTACACACGATTGCTTGCAGACTTTGAGCGAGTTTTTATTTTTTCAGATGGCGACCAACCAGGAAAAGAATTTGCCAATAGTCTTGCCAAAGAATTGCCAGTTACAGTCGTATCAATGCCCGACGGAGAAGACGTCAATAGTTGTTTTGTCAAGTTCGGAGCGGACTATATTCGGGATAAGATGGGATTAACAATCGATGAATGATATACCTATTCCACCATGTAAAGAGTGTGGTCAACAGTTCGATAACATCTTCGAGGCTACTGACCATCTAGTTGAGACAGGCGGTGAAGAAGAGTTTGACCCTAAGTTAATCCTGCCTAATGGCTATACGCTTATGGTTGGCTCATTACTTCGCTGTATCTATAGTTATATCGACGACCCTGACATGATTAGTTCCATAGTCCAATCAACATACGCAACATTATACGCAGCAGAAGCAAGTCCAGGAAATATGAAAACTATCATAGAAGATATGGTAGTACGTGAACAAATGTCAGACTTTGATAAGGCTCTGGCTGAACTACTAGAAAATGAATCCGATGATAACGAAGATGGAGCGTGAAGAGATATGGCAGATTATAAATCACTTGGTGGGCCAAGGATTAAAGGTGAACAGTTTTCACATCCAGGAAAATCAGTTGAATATAAACCTAAGCGTCCCACTCTTGAATTCGCAGACGAAGTAAGGATTATATACGATGAACTGATGTCGCTTCTGCTTTCTAAGCACCGCGACTACGGTCCACGTAACATCGCTGATGCTCCTGGCGGTGCCATCAATGGTTTACGTGTACGGATGCACGATAAGTTGGCACGTATTAATAACCTAGTTGATTCAAAGAATGAACCAGAACACGAAAGTCTTGAGGATTCATTCAAAGATATGGCAAACTACGCCATTATTGGCATGTTACTACTAAGAGATAAGTGGGATAAATAATGAAATGGCTACTGTTAATTCCAATCGTTTTATGTAGTTGGTATTGTATCGCAACCTTTAATGACACTTGGAGAAGCAAATGAAAATCTTTGGACCCTACAAAGGCAGTAAACAAAATGGTGGACGTCCTATCTATGTTATTAAAAAGAAGAAGAAGGACGGAACCACGGAGACTACCTCTACCAATAAAGCACGTTTGGATTATGAGAAGGCTACTGGTAAGAAGTTGAAAAAGTCTGTAGACGTAGACCATAAGGATAATGGTGGTCGCGCTGGGCGCGATGGCATCAAGAACTTACAAGCAATGACTCATAAGAAGAACGTTGCCAAAGAGAACAAGAGACGAGCCAAGTAATGAAAACAATAGTCTGTGTGTCTGATTTACAGATACCTTATCATGACAAGCGAGCCGTAGATAACCTAGCAAAGTTTATCAAGGCGTATAAGCCAACCGAAGTAGTTTCAGTTGGTGATGAAATGGACATGCAGACTATTTCTAAGTGGGCTAAAGGCACACCTCTAGAGTATGAGCGTTCTATCGGTCGCGACCGCGACGAAACTACACGCGTGCTTGAAGCACTCAAGGTTAAACATATCATTCGTTCTAATCATACTGACCGACTATACAATACAGTAATGATGCGTGCGCCTGGGTTGCTCGGGCTACCCGAGTTGGAACTTCCAGAGTTCTTGCGCTTGGATTCTATCGGCGCTACATACCATACTAAGCCGTATGAGTTAGCACCTAACTGGTTATTAATGCACGGCGATGAAGGTGCCATGAAGTCTACTGGTGGGCTTACAGCCCTAGGTTTAGCAATGCGCACAGGCAAGTCAGTAGTTTGCGGACATACCCACAGAATGGGACTGGCGCACCATACCCAAGCCTACGGAACTTCGCCAACACAAACTATCTGGGGCATGGAAGTTGGCAATCTAATGAACTATAAGCAGGCCAAGTATATTAAAGGTGGACTATTCACGTGGCAACAGGGCTTCGGCATGCTCTACGTTGATGGTCGCACAGTTGTGCCAGTTACTATCCCTATTCAGAAGGATGGGTCGTTTATTGTTGAAGGGAAACGTTGGGGCTAGTGACAAAACTTATACTAGACCCTGCTTCCTCTATGCGTTCATTTTATTTTGATAAGAAGGATGAACGAGTTCTATTTGGAGATATTAGGGAGAAAGAAACACATCTTCTTACTAATGGACAGACTATACATATAGAACCAGATGAAGTTATGGACTTTAGGAACATACCTTACTCGGATAAGTCTTTTCAATGCGTAGTATTTGACCCACCACACATGCTCAATCTGTCTGAGAAATCTTGGATGCGCAAAAAGTATGGAGTCTTAGACAAAGATACTTGGCAAGATGATATTAAGCAGGGCTTTGCTGAGTGCTTTAGAGTATTAAAAAATGGAGGCACTTTAATTTTTAAGTGGAATGAAGTATCAATTTCATTAAAAGAAATTCTATCACTCACTCCAGAGAAAGCAGTTCTGGGACATCCCTCAGGGAAAAGAATGGGAACGCATTGGGTGTTATTTATAAAGACAGAGGGCAATTAAAATGATGGACTGGAATCGTATTGAGCCTTGGGATTATATCGTAGTAGGCGTAGCCTCTGAGTATCACAGAAAATATGACATGGTAGAATTAGAGGATATCAAACAATCCTTATACCAATGGTTCCTCGAGCATCCAAATAAACTGGATGACTGGGAGGCAATCGGACATAAGGATGCTAAGAACTTAATCTATCGTTCGCTTCGCAATCAAGCATTAGATTATTGTCAGAAGTGGAAAGCAAAAACAGTTGGCTATGAAACATCAGATTTATTTTATTACGAATCTGATATGGTTGAAGCGTTACTCCCTGCTGTGTTACGAGGTGAGTTTGGTGTATCGCATAAGTTAAATCTAGCGGGTCCAAGTCGACCACCAGCACCAGCAGAGGGCGGTAACATGATGGCGATGATGGTCGAAGTGGATGCTGCGTACCATAAGTTAAGCATCGAGGATAGGACGGTGCTCTTCTATAAGTATGCTGAGTCGCTAGACTATGGTGCTATTGCTGCTGAGATGAAACTAGGTAGTGAAGACGCTGCGCGAATGCGTCATAACCGCGCTATACGTAAACTGGTGATTAGACTTGGTGGCTTCAAGCCTTTCTCAGACAGAGATGACGTAAAGAAATCTACACAGTCGCATGAACAAATCGAATCCGAACCAGATTCCAGCCCAGATAGCGATAGTAGTGAACGGACTAATGATGATGAGGATGCGTCTAACTAACCTCAACCTCGTCCATTGTTCCATGCTTCATATGCTTCATGCGCAGCAATCTCTTGCTGTCTAGCGTTCTTGATATACTCCAGCAATACTGCTGGGGTTATCAAGTACCCTCTTGAGGGGTTGGGCGGTATGTTACAAGTAACTTCTCGACCTAGTTCATAGACGGCTTCCTTCAATCTAAATAAAGGAACTATCAGCACACTATCTTCTAGTACGAATGCCCAATGCGTAGCCTTGCTAACCTGTAAGCCTGATGGTTCCCAAGCCTGTGAATTCTTATAGTAACACTCAGTTTCAATATAGAGGTTACCAGTTTGATGCCAGCGTCGGTCTGTCTTTACCTCTACAGTGTCAAGGGAAAGCAGGTCTGCGACCCTGCTCTCTCCTTGCTCACCATCTCTGAGGTCTAAGTCCCAGTTAGAGTTCTTCATCTTTCCCTATCTCTTCTAAAGATTTTAATATACTTTGAATCAACATCTCACGCTTTTCTAACTCTTCTTTGCTGTACTCCATTTACCCTCCTGTGCTATAGAAACCAGTACCATTGAACTTAATTGCTGGTGCTGAGTACACTCTTGTGGCTCCCCAACCACAGTCACACAGCACCGCGTTGTCTCTTTTATCTACGTGGCGCTGTATGGTGTAGAGTTGCTCGCACTTTTCACATTTATATTCATACGTTGGCATTTAGTACCACCCCTTCCGTTGGTGAAATTTCCATGCCATACAAGGTGTCCCATACCTATATATGATATACTCCAAGCCTTTGTCAATCTGTACAGTTGGGTGAGTCCCACGCTTAAGCCCCAGTATTTGGGGTATCCCATAAGCATTGCGACCCATTACTTTCTGATGATTGTACGCATTGGCTTGCCAATTGGACTCGCGTGTCCATAGTATATCGAGACATGCGTACTGGTGTTTCTCCCATGCTAAGAGTTGCTTCTTAGCGTATGACTTACTATCCGATACAGTCCATTCCCTTTGAACTGGCTCGGCAGTCTTTGATTGGTGACATAGCACTAGTAAAACGGCAACTACTGCTATTGCTATGATTCGCTTCATTCATTACCTTTCCAGCCAAGGTGATAAGCGATTGTATAAATCTATCGCAGATGTTTCTGGTGCCCAGTTAGGCAGTTCGTCACGCTTAACGCCTGACTCAAGTAATCTTTCACCTGCTAGTACGCCACCCCATATGCCATAGGCACGGTTCTCGGGCTTGCCACCTTCTAGGTCACATTCTACCTTAGAAGGGCAGGAATTACAAAGGCTAATGGCTTCATTGACTCGCTGTGCTAGTACCGCAGTGCCAGCAATGCTAGGTCGATTAGGTGGCATCTCAGGGAACCACATATCGGGGTCTTGGTGCCCCGTACAGTTCCCTATCATACTTCCTCCGCCGTATTATACGGCACTAACGCAGCGTCTAAGGCTGACTCGAAGTAGTCACGCTTCGCCAACTCTGGCGCATGCTTGTCCCAATAGATATCATATCCGTCATTCTCGTTCCAGTACAGGCGACCAGTAAAGGATTGGTTATTGAGTGGGTTGACTAACTCAAACTCCTTCATGGTTCCAGTAGTCCTAGTATCGTATAGATTTACATCATAGGTCTGAAGCAGTTCTTTGGTATCTATATTCATATTATCCTTCCAACATCTGTAGCATTAGTCTGGTCTGCGCGATAAGTTTATCGTGCTCATGGTTTGTGTTGGCCGACAGTGCGGCTATCACATCTATCAAGTATACGCGCATATTAACGTCAGTTATTCGTAACATGTTACCCCCTGTTGTATGCTGGATAATATACGGGAATTATCTCAGCGTTAATTAATTGTTTAGCCCAAACCATTGCCTCATCAAGTGAGGTGAAAGTGCCGTATAATACGGCACCCTCATCTGTTTTAGTAAGTGTTACATAACTGTGAACATCCTGTCCGTATAGGACTGGTGTTATCTCTACCTTAGAAGTCGAATGTGCCATTGTAATAACCTACCCCTTCTTTGCCCTTAAAGGCATATCGTTTATTCTCTGGTGTCCAGCATAAGCAGGTATCATTGAAGATACCGCTACAATCGAAGCATGTATTACAGAACTCGCACCAATAAGGGTTGGCATCTTCATACGCTATGCCCAGACATGACGGGCACTCGAACTCTATATGAGCATCCTCTATGCGTTCGACGCTGCCTGCCGTATTATACGGCACTGCTTCGTATTTAGTATCCCAATATGAAGACCAACTACTGGGCTTGTATGAGTCATTACTCCACCATATCCCGTCATTATCCCAGAAGCCTGACTTCTCGTTGATAATATAGCAATCATCCTTAGCATCAGGGTCTACAGTAAGCACCGCAATCTTGCTACCTACTGCCCACTTGCTAAGGATAATCCACGTGTTGTCATTGTCTAAGCCTTTGACGCCACCGAAGTTAGGCAGGATATCCTCAGCAAAGATACGGGTATCGCTACGCTTGTCAGTAGCATGGATATCTACATCAAGAATACCATTGTGCGCTAGATAGGTGCGTGAGTCGCCACCTACCTTGAACGGGTGACAGTTCTCCTCATTCTTGACGCCATGCGTAGCCAAGCGAGCATGGAACATGGCATAACTATTTGGGAACTCCTTGCGTACCGCTAGGAACTCCTTGATAACCTTCTTAGCAGACATACCGCGACCAGATATAATCTTGTCGCCAGCGATTACCGCATAGCCAAAGCCATGAGGGTTATTACATGAAGCACACTCTAAATCCTTCTTTTTTGGCGTGCTGTTAGGCTGCGCCACTAATAATAAACACATCTTCTATCCTCTATTCCGCGTTTGTAAGCGTGAACAATCTGTTCATGCGCTCGTTTAATTCTGGGTATAACTCTACGTTCATCTTGATATATTCCATGAAGTTCTCGGCTACTAAAGCACTAGCCCATACATCTGGAACTCGTAATTCTCGTGTGTACTCAACGCTGGCATGCGCTAAGTCTATCGCGGCCTTGACTGTCCTGCTGTTGATACTACCCCTAAAGATACGCATCTCTAGAGTGTGGCGGTTGAGAGTATTGACCGCAGAGTAGCGGTCGCTACAGTTATCGTTATGGCGCACTAACTTATGCTTATATGAACGCCATTGTTTGTAGTGCCAGTAACCATTTTCATCCATCTGTCGCTCACTTCTAACTATGTCATCGAACTTAGCCCAGTGACTAGCCTCTCGACCAGCAAGGGTAGAGTAGAACTCTGGATTACTATATACCAGTTGGAGAAAGCGGTGTTGGTGTGCGCCACCACTAAAGCCTGCTCGAGAGATATGGATATGGAGTCCACAGGTACCAGTATCCCATGACTTCATGCCATAGCCAGTACGCAACCCTTCAAGCACAGTCCATAGAGGGTTATCCTCTTGCTTGTAGTAAGCGTGTGAGGCTGGGTGCGTAACTATCTCGAACCCATTATTAAGCGAGCCATCATGCTTTAGATAAGCAAGGTTATACTCATGCTCTAGTTGAGCAGCATATTCAGAGCAGGAACTAAGGTCTAATCCACCTCGCCCCTTCTCTGTTTCTATCTCGATACCAAAGTATAACTTGGTATTCTCGCCCGTTACTGAGCGGAAGATAGGGTCAGGGCGATAGTTGTAGTCATGGATATCTCGACCTATCTCATTACAGGATTGGCAACCATCGGCATAGTATTCGTCACAGTCCTCACACCATGAGGAGTGATTCTCCGCACAGTATACGCACCATGACTCGTGAACATCTTGGATATAATACATGCTATCGGTGACATACTCTTCATGTCGCTCGCACCAAGAAGCATGGTTCTCGGTACAGTTCTGGCACCATATGTCACCCTCTACATCACAGGGATTTTCATCCCAAGAATTACCTATCCAGTCGCATCTCTCGCAAACATATCGACAGTCTGGGCATAGGATTTCTCCAGCATTAGATAGAACAGAATTGTCTGAGTCTATCGTACTATCACAGTGTGCGCATAGAACGTCAGTTACATCATCATCATCTAACATTTACTTTCCCTTCTCATTAAGTGCTGCCGTACTATACGGCAAGCGGTCGAACTCAATCACTTACAGGAACTACTTTACACTATCATGTCATGATTGTCAAGCACGACATCATTTATCTTACTGCGCAGGTCAGATACCAGACTTTCGAGAGCCTTGAACCCGTACTTGCGGTGAGATTGCTCAGCCCAATGGAGAGCCTTGCGTATCTCGTTCACTTCCATTTCGGTAAGCGTGAGCGTAATCATTAGAAATCCTCATCTTCATCTGCGAAGTCGGGTTCCCACTCATTAAGTTCAACCAGTTCAATAATCTCTTCATCAGTTAAATCATCAACGAAGTATTCAGCATCAAACTCTAACTCGCTATTAGACATTTTCTTACCTTTCGTTAAAGTGTCGCCGTATTATACGGCAATCACGCGCTCACCGCAGGACTCGAACCTGCGTAACTGCCCTTCGTGAGCCACCAGTACGAGATTAGACCGCTCGCACCTCGTACCATTTTCTTGTAGCCCAATCATAGCGTATCTGGACTCCAATGTCAATAACCTGCCACCCATGCTCGGGTGTCCAACGCCAGCGGCTCATCTTGTATTATCGATATCATTAAGTGCCCAATCGGCAATTTCAGCAATTTCTTGCCACATCTCAAAATCAGTAAGCAAGCCCTTATCGCGTTGCTCGAATACCTTTAACACGCGCTCTCTCATTTGCCGTCCAATGATAATGCGTAAGTGCGCTTCTCGGTCATCATGTCCACGCCCTTCTGGTAGATAGCCTGAGCGCGGTCTGCTTCGGCTTTGATATTTGCTGCTACTTGCTGGCTTGCTAGTTCTTGCTTTGCGCTCTGAACGAACAGAGCCGCGAAGTCAATCGCCATTTTTCTATCCTTTCGTTAAGTGCCGTATTATACGGCAATTTGGGTTTTTTAAGCGGTCATAGGTGGTTCTTTGATTATGGCTTAAGCCTACCATATAGGACTTAGAAAGTCAATAGCGGGTCAATAGTGCCGTATTATACGGCAGCCAGCCAAAGTCAGTTGGCGCACGGGGGCAGGGCAGGCGGCGGCGGTTTGTGTCGGCGGGCGGGCGGGCGCACGCAGTTAGTTTGTGTTGGCGGGCGGCTGGTGGCAGAAAGTTTGTGTTGGTTTGTGTCGGCGAAATTTCTCAGCAATTTCTCAGCCGATTCTCAGGAATCTCTCAGCCAGCTTTGGCTGATTTCGGACATGCCAGAACCCCCGCCGTATTATACGGCAGGGGTTCGGCGGTCTAGATTATTTCTTGGCGGTATTCTGAGCGATAGTTCCCAAGATTACTTTCATCTCCTCTAGGGCTGGTGTTGAGATTTCTGAGAATTTAACGCTATTGATTTTGGCACCTTTGGTTAATTTCTTGAGTTCAGCTACGAACCCAATGATTAAAGCGTCAACAGTAGGGATTTCGATTTCAACAGAATCAGACTCAGATTCTGCCTTCTCCTTCTTGGCGTCCGATATTTCTTTAATCGTTGGCACTGATTCGTCCAGTTCGTCCATAGTTGAACCTGCTGGTATTTCTCCGCCGTTGCGATAGATACGAACTGCGACAGATAGCAATTTGGAGATGTCCTCAATTTTGGCGATTCCGCCTAATTGAGTAACGAGAGTTGGCACCAAGTAAAGTGCCTCAGCATGGGATTCTTTAACGGCTACTGCTTTAACGATTCCTGCCGATTTGATTGAGGCGCGGAATGCGCGTCCTGTTGCTTTGCCATTGAGGATTAGATTTCCGCAATTTACAGCGAACTCAACGCCTAAACGATTTAGGTCTCCTGTTGATGTCTTGAGATTTACATAACCTGTAACGATTGAGTTTACAGTTTCAACTACTTCACCAGATTTTTTAGCGGTCATTTTTTTTCCATTTCTTGAGCGTAAATGTTGAGGATTTTCCCCAACAAGAGAAGTGAACCATTTTCCCAAATGAATGTCAATTCCAAATGCGGCGTGTCGCAAATTATTTTTTCCCTGCCGTATTATACGGCAAGCTGGGACATTACGGGCATTTCTGACTTAACGGACTAAGCATACCATTTTAGGACAAGATACGCAATAGCGACAAGGTGGGCAATATGGGCAAATCGGACATTAAGAATAGATGTGAGCCATGTCACAATTCTCCTGTGCCCCATGACTCAGCAGACTCTCAGCAAACTCTCAGAATTATTTTTTTAGAGGCTGAGGGATTTCTGAGTGCCCCCTGAGAATTGTCTGGGAGATAGTTCCCCGATATCCAAATGTCGATATATCGATTTGTCGACAATTCAGTTCATTTGATTTGACCCTAGGGTTTATTAAACGCGCGCGTTTTTATATAGATATAGTCCAACAATAATTTTCTGTTATATTATAGTGGGGGATATATATACTCAAATGCATACAAAGCGGACATTATCAGTATATTATACCCGAACTACGTTCGGATTTACATGTTTGAACAGGTTATCTTATATGTATAGATTTTAATTAGTCGCTACGCTAAGGCTTCGCTCCTAATCTTAAATATAGATAATATATAATAATATTGGGATAGTTAT